CCAACCACTATATTAATCTCCGCAACAACAGTCGCTACACCCGCAAAGAATGATGTTCCAGAGATTGAACCTTTAATTACAGTCGCAAAATTTGTGGTTGCAGCTTCAAAAACCAAAATAATTTCGTTAGTAGAACTATCAAACACAGCGGCACTTCTAAGGTCTCCACCAGCCTGAGTTAAAGATTGCTCTGTGCCAAAACTAATTGACGTTCCGCTGACTGTACCAACTCTAGTGAATAGTTCAGTTGAACGGGCGTAAACAAATAGAAATTTATTTGTGTTACTATCAAACGCTAGTTTATTATAAAAAGTAGTACCAGAATTGCTATAAACTACTGCTGAACCAAAGCTAATTGACGTTCCACTAACAGTTCCGACAATGGCAGTTCCATAGTCAGAGTTACTATAGTCTGTATATGCGATGACAACTTTGTTTAAATTGCTATCAAAGCGGCAATCAATAAAACCGTCTTTTGGGTTATTTGTTGTGAATGTAGCTTCAGAGCCAAATGATATTGACGTTCCGCTCACAGTTCCAACTATGCTTTTCCCTTGCGCTGTAGCGCCATTTTTGTACGCTATAACGACTTTGTTAGAATTGCTATCAAAGCAACAATCCCCTGTATCCATGTTAGCATTGCTAAATTCAACAGCCGAGCCAAATGTAGGCGTTGTTCCGCTGACAGAAACAACTACAGCATAACCATCATCCGACTGACTGTCATCTGAATAAACGCAAACCGCTCTTGAAGAATTTGTGTCGTAAGTTGCTCTCATTTTCTGGCTTGTTGCGCTGAGAGCTACAGGAGTGCCATACGAAATGCTTGTCCCCGAAACTGTCCCAACTATACACGTTAAATAGTTGCTATTGTTTGTATCACGATAAAATTGAATAATTTTGTTGTTTGCAGTGTCATAAACCGTTGCATTGTAGTCACCTCTAGATGAACTCATATTACCTGAAAATCTAGTTGGAGAACCAGCCGTTGCGCCCATCGTGGAAATAGTACCGTTGTTGTTTAACCCGACTAAAGCACCAGCACTTATGCTGCCACCGGCAGTGAATGTCTGTTCACCGCCACCTGATGCCGCTACAAATGACAAGTCTGTGCCATCGGATGTTAGAACTGTTCCCGCTGCGCCTTTTGCTAAAGCAGATGACACACCAGAGCTATTACCAACGTCAATAGAACCTCGCGTCAGAGCGCGTGTAACGGTGCCTGTAGCTGTTATAGCACCGCCAGCCGCCACATCACCTGTAGCTGTCAAGTTGCGAATCGCGGTAACATCTTTATTGGCATCTGCCGTAAGGACTTTATTGGCCTCTGTAGTGCCGTTGGCTGAAGCCTTATCGTTAAGGTTTAACTCAGCGATAGACGCATCAATGCCTGATATTATTCCTGAAGATTTAGAGCCAATATATCCAGCCATTAGGTAATCTCCAGTACCGACAACATAGTGTCTAGGCCACTTGCTGTGTTAGCTACAACCTTAACCGCATCTGCGGCTTCTAAGATAATCTTACCGTCTAGCACGGACAGAGCGCCCTGCGCGGGAATAGGAGCATTTTTAATAATATAAAAGTCTGTACCACCCCTGCTTACGTAAGCACTTGCCGTAATCTGTGTGGTTAGAATGTTTGCCAAATTAATGCCAACCGCAACGGTCTGTGTGTTTGCAGCTACTGTACGGACAGTAACAGGGCTGGTGCCTGTGGCGCTTGCCAAGTAACTCTTAAAGGTATTAGCCATATTCTATCCTAACGCTATGCTTAATGCCAAAACATCACCAATGCTCGCTGGAGCTTGGCCTGCTATAAACAGACTAGGAACACTTAGACCCGTAAACGCATCTGTCATTGCTGCCCCTGCCCCTGTACCATCGGAAAACACTGCCTTAACTTGACCACTAGGGATAGTTATTGTCGCCCCTGACCCCTGTTTAATGATAATGTTTTGACTTCCAGTTGTAGCATTTTCTATAAACCACATCTTACTTACTGAGGTGGGTCCAATAGTAATAGTACAAGCAGAGTCTAATGTGCCTGTATATTTAAGGTACATGGACCTACCTTGAGCAGAGGCTCCATCGGTAAGCGTGGTTGTATGGGTATCTGCGTTAGTAGTTATTGCTTCAGTGCCAAAACTAAAGGACTCGGCAATAAGTTCTAAATTTGTGTTAGTAGTAGTACCCCACGTACCCGACTGCTCGCCAGTACCTATCTCTTCTAAACGAAGATCGTTTGAATAAACACTAGCCATGTAAGTTTCCTAAACTAGATTGATTGTTGGATTTATACCGCGCTTGTAGCTAAGACGCAATCTTTTTCCAAGTTACCGTAGAGTTGGTATTCACAGGTGCCCAACTTTCCGAAGATGTAGGGCTTATACCTGCCCAATTTGAATTGTGTACGGGCACTATTTTACTCCATACAAGCACTCCGCCAGACTGCCCTGCGGCCTGTACTCCTGATACAGTTACGCTAGCGCCTTCTTCTACAGACACAACGCCCAGACCTAGAGTACCTACTACACCTACTGCGGGTTGTGTAACGTCGCTAGTAGTTGTGCTAGCGCCCGAAGCTCCAGTGCTAGACAATCCTGTAACAGGTATATTGCTATCTGCAGATGCTGTAGCAGTTCCTATATACCCCTGTCCCGCTACACCACCAACATCGGCATTGCTATACGTAAGAGTTATAGTACCTAACTGACCTGTTGCAGCAACTCCTGTTGCAGGTAAAGAGGAAGATTCGTTAACAGTTACACTGCCAACACTTCCAGTAGAAGATATACCTGTGAGGTTAACAACACGCCCAAACCTTGTGGTAGCTGTACCTATGGCTGTGCTACCTACAACGCCTACAATCGGCAGAACTGATTCAGCTACAATAGATACTGCACCGACAGAGCCTATAGAGTTTAGCCCCAGCGCAGGTATGTTGCCATCTGAGTCAATTACAGTAGTTGCAAGGACTGATGTTCCCAAAACTCCTGTAACAGGTACTGTCGCAAGTCCTGTTTGAGTTGTTGTACCAATTTGTCCGGTTGCGCTGACACCTGTTGCATCTATGCGAACAACAGTAGTTACTGAGCCAACAGAACCATTTAATGCTGGAAGAACACTTGCTTCGTCCCAAGCCCCAAAGCCCCAAGTAGATCGGCCCCAGCCACCTAGATATACAGTGGACATGAGACGCTACCTTTTAAGCTATGCGAATGATCGCGTTAGAAGCATCTCCAGTTGGCATTACAACTGTAAAGTCTCCAGCACTTGCGGCCTTGTCTGAACCAAAATCCAGCACAGCTACAGAAGGAGTACCGCCACCAGATACGGGAGCGTTATTATAAAAAAGAGCGCCACGAACTAGGTTTATTGTTACGTTTGAAAACACAACATCATTAGCGTCTACAAAAGCAGTAGTACTGGAAGAAGTGGGAGTTACCGTGGTAATCGCATTGCCCCCAGCAGTGTAGTTTGTGCCAGTAACTTCATTACCAGAAGTATAGCCAGTGGTCGCAGCATTGAAACTGGCACTATTTGTATACAAAGCCAGCTTGAACACATTAGATGCTGCTGTGAAGTTGTGTATACCTTTAAGCAGTTCTGTCTTAAACGAAGTACACATGAAATTGCCTGAAAATGCCATTTACATATTCCTTATATAGTTAGCTAGTTTTGGGTGCCCAGCATCTTTGATTGCATTATATATAGTAGTTCTGTCGCTTTGAATAGCCTGTTTCATGTAAGAGGCTATAACACCTGTCATCTGCTGTTTGTAAGCTACTGCTTGCTCTCTTATTACGGGAGGGGCTTGTTCAGAAACGTGTAACAGCTTGTCAGTACACCTCTCAGCAACTTCTTCAGGTGTGAATCCACGATTGTTGGTGGTCCTAACCTCAACGCTACCCACAGACATATGAAACGGCATGTCATTCATCTAAAGTTTCCATCCCTATAGCTATCACCCCTACTGGCAGCATCAATTACAGAAAGTTGTGTTAAAGCAGATTCATATCGTTCTTTATAAGTCTGCATTATATCAGGATCGCCCTTCATAAACGTATACGCTTCTACTAAAGAACCATACAAGAGTACAGTGTCAGCGTTTTCTCCAAGCCAAGATGTGGTTGTAGTCACAATAGAAGGAGGTTCAAAATAATAGTGTAACTCAACTACATAGTTTGCATCGGGTGTTGGCCCTACTATAAAGTGCCCGTCAGTGTTAGCGGCAATAGCATCGCCATCGAACTGACCATAATATTTAGGCGCACCTTCCGTAGCTGCTACAGGGTAGGCTTCCCGCATGAAGTTAACATCTTTCTCTAACAGGTACGTATACGCTGCTGTGGTGGGGTCAACAATGGCGAGAGAAAATACGGCCAGAAAGTCATCGGGCCGCTGCAGATATTGATTACCTTTAGTTAGAGAACCTGTGCTGTTGGACCTAACTTCAGGTATAGTAACAGTACGGAATATACGTTGCTCCGCTTGCTGGACAAACGTAGGGATCAAAGAAACAAATGTTGCTTCTGTGTTCTCTGTATAGTCTTTTATAGCTTGCGTAAGCTCAGTATAGTTCATTACTCGGCCTCGCTGTACAAATTATCAAATATCTGCGTTACATCTAGCGTGTAGTCTAAATCAGATTTAGAATAATGTATATGTTGTGATGGTTTAAAGTCTGGTGCGCCTTCACCTGTTTCAAACCACGCAGGATGTGTTACCCGTACTCTGTTGTTGGGTAACGCCACTATATTACCTGTCCACTTACCCGCATCTAATAGCTGTAGCACATGCGCTTGTTTGTGTTGCGCTGGATCATCTGCTACATCTGTATCGGTATAATCCACAGTAAACAGGTACTTAGCAGGAAAAAACCCTCCTGCAATCTTTGCCATCCACGGACAAGGTGACGCTCTGTCAAGCGTGTATACCGCATG